CCTCCTCCTCCTTCTCCCCCTTCCTTCCTTCTATATATAGAAAAAAAAAAAAAAAAATAAAAAGAAGGGGATAAGATCAGGGTGATAATGGGCCCAAGATGGGGCGGAAGTCCGAGCCGGAAGTCCAGGAGGCAGGGGTGGCGGGGGGTCAGCGGCTTGAGGAGAGTAAGGTCACATGAGGGGTCTTGCAGGGGTGATACAGGGCCGCAACAGGGGCGCACGAGTATTGTTACAGCCGTGATCGAAACCGATCACGAACTGTTACAAAATGGGGATATTTAGATGCCGGCGAAGTCGCCCCGTTGGTGTATTCGGGAAGAAGAAGTCGCCCGCGGAGCGGGGAAGTCGCTTCATTGGTGTATTCCGCTCCGGGAGGTGGAAATGTGGCATTTCTGCCACACCTCTCTTCTCACTTTCGGGCGACTGTGACCCATTTGCCGAGCTTCAGCTCGATCGTCCAGCGCGCTCGGCGCTTCCTACGCTTACGCGGCGCGGGGGCGGGAGGCCGCTTGTCGATTCCGGCCGGAAAGTCCGGGCCCGGCTGAGACCAATTGCGTTCAACGAAGTCTAGTACGTCTTTCATTCTCGCATCTCCTAATGCGGTTGCGGGGAGGTGAGCGGAGCCCGTAGGCTCCGCTCGTTAGTCTCAGATCATGTCCAGCGTAACACCGCCGCCAGTGAGCTTATCATATTCGCCCTTGACAACCGGGTTCCGCATCACAAAGGCACCCCAAGAGATCGCGCCCTTAGTATCCGGGGCGACGACCGCGCCAGTCTTGCCATCGACCTTGTTGTCGAGTTTGGCAACATAAGGCGCGGGGTCGGACTCCTTTTTCGCAGCGAGAATTGCCGCGATCAGCTTGTCCTTATCATACCGCACGCCAACTCCGCCCTCGCGGTCCGCCCAAACATGGTCATCGATTTGGGCAAACCGTTCCGCGATCAGCGCGATAGGATTGGCGTCCTTATCGCCCTTGGGACCGTTAGTCGCGGTATTGACCACGTTCCCGGCCAAGGTCTGCGCGCCGAACGCGGCAAGCATCTTAGTCGCAACGTCATCCGTGAACTGGTAGTCAAAGAACGTGCCATTCGGCGCGGTCTCGGACTCGGGATTAAAGTCCGCCTTGACCCGTTTGGCGCTGGGCAAGTGGGTGTAGCGAATCCCTGCCACCTTGGCCTCGTCGCCGGGGCTCAGCGGGTTCCCCTGCGAGTCAATCCAATCGCGAACGGCGATTGCGACCTTTTTGGGTTTCGCGTTAGTCGTAGTATCAGTCATTTGCTTTCCTTTCGGGAATAGCTTCGCCATCGGGGCGGAATTGCCCCGATGGTAAAAGACGTCCGGCGGGAGTCCCGTGCAGAACGCGAGCTATAACTGGTTTAGTCGCGCTCGACCGCGCAACGCCCCTGCCAACTCGCGCCCACCGTGGGCCGCCTGAACACCCAATACATAGCACGCCCCGCCGCACGGCGCAAGCCCGATCAGCAATCGGGGCAGATAATTCGTTACCGCATTGCAGCACGCCGCGCACGCGCGGGATTGCGCAGCAATTCCAGTGGGGGCCCCGCCCCCTCGCCGGTCTCGCCCATTCCCCCACAGTGCCAAACCCGCAGCGCGACGTCACCTCTAGGTAAATGGTCCCATTATGCACTATGCCCGCTGACTCGCGCCCGGTGAGGTTATCCTTCCATCAATCCTTTTGTGGAGCCGAGACTATGGGTGCAGAACTGCCTTCCGACTTCTTTAGCGATGTAGCAGACGCCCGCGCCGTGCCGAATGTCACGGGCGGCCCGCGGCCCTCCGTTGCGATGAAGTGGTACGACGGAATTATCGATGACATCCTCGCGAACCCCGGAACAACGGTCAAGGACACCGCGGCCCGCCTTGGCCGCCATCCGGGGACCATCTCTGCGATCTGCTCCTCCGATCTATTCAAGGCGCGGTGGGAGCAGCGCCGCGCGCAATTTAGCATGGCGCTTGACCTCCACCTCTCCCAGAAGCTCGCCCAAGTGGCGGAGAAGGCCCTGGACCACACCATTGAGGCGCTAGACAAAAAGAGGGACTCAATCCCCCTTCCGATCCTGAAGGATCTTGCTCTGGGGTCGCTAGATCGATTGGGCTACGGTCCCTCCCGCGAAGCGGCCGCTCCAGTCAACGTGCAGATCAACAATGGCACTGCCGCTTCACCCGAAGCCCTGGCCCGCGCGCGGGAGAAAATGCGTGAACTCGAGCTTCGACCTTCACCTTCTGCTGCGGGGCAGGAGGTGGAGCGGGAGGGAAAAGGTTGAGCGCCCGGTTGAGCAGGAGCTTCATGGCGCTCCCTTTTCCCTCTTCCGCAGGAACCCCCGCGTAGCGGGCGTCCGTCAATACGCGCTAAGAGGAGGAGGAAGAAATGGTTGGAATTGCGATCCAGCTCCTCTGGATTCTCATCGGAGTTATAGTCATTTGCGCGGTAGTGTACTTTGTATTCTGGGTCCTCCGCACGGTCATGGAGATCCCGGTCCCCCAGCGAATTGAGCAGGCGGTTTGGCTTATCATTCTCATCTTGGTTGTGATTGCGCTTCTGACGCTAATCGCGGGAGGCGATGCTAGTATTCATTTTCCCCGGATCGGCAGGTAGTCCGCGGCAGAGCGAGGTGCCCGCCCTGCCCCCTTATCCCTCGGCACCACCTCCAATCTGCAAGGGCTGCTGAATGGACAACAAAGTCCCCATCGATGATCTGGTGCAGTTGTGTGCAGTGGACGATCAGCTATTGTGCACCACCTTCTTCCCCAAGGCCGCGCGGCAGCAGCCCGCTCCGTTCCATTCGGATATTTGGCGCAACCTAAATGATCCAACCAAGAGGTATCTCAACCTTATCTGTTTCCGTGACAGTGCCAAGACAACGATTCTTAGAATGTTTACTGGGAAACGGGTTGCGTATAATATCAGCAAAACAATTCTCTACATCGGCGCGAGTGAAGCGCACGCCGCGCGAAGTATTCGTTGGATTCGAAATCGGATCGAATCGAAAATGGGCCAGGACGGTAAAGAGCGTCCTGAGTTCTTCGCCCAGACCTTCGGCCTCCGCCAAGGGGCGAAATGGACTGACACTGAGCTTGAGATCTTTCATGGAATTGACACGACCCCAATTTGGATTCTTGGTGCAGGAATCACCGGAAATGTACGAGGGATCAACTTCGACGACTATCGACCCGACCTTATCGTCTTGGATGATATTCTCACCGATGAAAATGGAGCTACGTTGGAGCAGAGGGAGAAGATCACCGATCTTGTTATGGGCGCGCTTAAGGGATCTCTCGCGCCAGCGACCGAGGCGCCGAATGCCAAACTGGTCATGCTCAACACTCCGCAGGCGGTCGATGACGTTGTCCACGTTGCAGAGAACGATCCTGAATTCCATTCCGTTCGATATAGTTGCTGGACGTCCGACACCCTTGGCCTCGATGTTGGCCAACAGGTATCGAGCTGGGAGGCCCGGCATCCCACCGATACCCGCAGAGCTGAGAAGCGCGCTGCGATTGCGCTCAATCGGCTCTCGATCTTTAGTAAGGAGAAGGAGGTTCGGATCGTCTCAAGGGAGACGGCATTCTTCCGCGAAGATTGGCTCCGCTTCTACGACGAGCCCCCGGATAGTGGCTCAACCGTTCTGGCGATTGATCCCGCGCCCCCGCCGGTTAAGCGCCTCGAGCTTCGCCAAATAATGAAGAAGGATTATCAAGTAATTGGGGCCGTCCGCAAATATGGAGGCAATTACTACCTCCTGGATTATGCCGCCCTTCAAGCGGCCCCGCCAGAGTGGTTGCTAACCAAATTCTTCGAGATGAGGTTCCGATGGCGCCCTTACAAGTGTATGGTGGAAAGTGTAGCCTATCAAGCAACACTGAAATGGATTCTCGAGCAGGAAATGACCCGCAGGGGCCAGTGGACCACGATCGAGCCATTCAACGACATCAAGAGCAAATCCGTAAGGATCCAGTCTGCGCTTCATGGGGTTGCGAGCACGGGCCGCCTATTTGTCCGCCGGTCGCAGACCGGCTTCATCGAGCAATGGACAAAATATCCCGCAGTTGAATTCGATGATATTATGGATTTCACCGCGATGGCAGTGATCGGCCTCGGGAATTCATATCTAGCCAATGAGCGTGATGACGAAAACATCATTCCCTTCAAAGCGAGGAGAACCGCACCATGAGTGATGACAATGATCGGGACGATAAGTACTACAACGCCGAGGCGTTCTGGAAGCGGAAGCAGAGCGCAAAAGAGAACCGCGTCAGTGGCGAAGCGCCCCTGGCTGCTAAGGATAAAGATTGCGAGGCGGATAATTATAGCTTCGGCCAGAAGGGCTACAGCGAACATATGAAATCCCCCAAGTCATCTACGATCTGGGAAGATGAGCCGTGGCAGGACAAGCAAGACTAGTTGGCCAAAGCTTCCTTGGCCCTGATGAGGATTTTGAATCCTCCTACAAACGGAGGGCAGGAGATCCCTTCGATCCTCCTCCTTCCGAAGGTGCGGATTTGCCCTCGTCCGGCCCGCTGCCGCGGACTCCCTGGGCGGACCCGATGCCATTCGAACCTAAAGGCAAAGTTGAAGACCGCCGCGAGGAAGAGAGCGTCGGGGATCTAACCGAGAGCGGCCTAAAATATTATGGCCAAAAGGCGCACGGCTTGCTTCCTCCCTTTGATCCTTCGGCCCCCGGTAGTATTACTATTCCACCTCCAACTCCGTTGGGCCGCGAGCTAGGTGCGGTGAGTCCACCAATACCATTTGAAGAAAGAATGAAAGAGCCATATACCCTGAACAAAGACGAGATCAACTACGAAACCCGGCTGAGTCCTGAAGAGGAGAAGGGTTACCAGAAGTGGGCTAAGAGCGTCAAGCGGAGTCCAAAAGATGAAGAGAAAGACTATGACCTCAAAGGTTACTACAAGGATGTGGTTAGGGGTAACCCGGACCTTCCGCCGTATTTGCAGGATTCCGTCCAATACCATCGGGACCAGCTAGCCAAAACGGGTGGTAAGGGCCACCTCCCCGATATGTATAAGAAGCCAAATCATCCCACCTTCTCGGATGAGAGTGTCTATCATGGATTCCCTACGCAGCCGGAGTATCAGCCGCTCGGCGGCCATTGGGATGAAAAGGACAAAACATTCACTCCTAGCTCCACCAATATGGAACATTGGCCCCGCGAGCGGCTTCAGAGCTATTTCAACAAACACGAACCGGAATATAAAGTAAGATTTCCAGATTGGTACAAATAAATGGTAGCGCAGTCTGATCCCTATGCGGGCCTAGAAGGTCGGAGTTTCGCCACCAGTGGGGCGATCCAATATCTCCCGCGCCGTAGGCGCACTGGCGGGGCCGCTGGAGGCCCTAGCGCGATCTTGCTCTCAGCCTCTTCATTCCCTGCAAATTCCTCCATCGGGACCGTGATCGGAACGTTTAGCGTTCCTGGAGGCGTCGGCACCTACACCTTCAGCTTCACCAGCAATCCGGGATCGCTGTTCTCCATCACAAGCAACCAGCTCAAAGTCGCGAACGCGGCCATTGGTGTTGGCACTTATCCGGTAACTGTGAAGGCAGACAACGGGGCCGGTTCGGTTATAACTACCACGTTTTCCCTAACCGCTACGGGCACCCTCTCGGGCCAGCCTATTGGGTTGCTAATGGGCATCACCTATCCCTGACCTTGACTAAGGAGGCACCAAATGGCAGACAATATTATTGTAACCCCTGGCGTCGGCGCTACGGTTGCAATGGACGAATTGGTCGATGGCACCCTCGGCACGGTCAAGGTGCAGTACGTCAAGATCATGGACGGCACGCTAGATAGCTCCACTAAAGCGGCGGTTGGCGCTAATGGCATCAAGGTTGATGGTAGTCTTGTCACTCAGCCGGTCTCCATCGCTGGTTCTGTAACCGTCGCGCAGAGTACGGCAGCCAACCTGAAGGTTGATGCCTCAGGTCCGTGGGACAAGGGTTCCGGGACCGGCGGCACGGTGACCCAGCGGGTCATTATGGATAGCTCGCAGCTCGCGGTGCTAGCGACCGCTGCTCAGCCGATGAGTGGAGGTTACCAGTTGGCTGGTCTTCCAACCGACCAGCGCGTCCCCAATATAGTGCAGGCACAGAACAACGGCATGACCTCCTCTCGGGTTAATGCCGCTGCGAGCACTAACGCAACCAGCCTCAAAGCCAGCGCGGGCGCGGCAGTGGACATCGATGTATTTAATGTCGCGGCGTATTCCGTGTTCCTGAAGTTTTACAACAAAGCGAGCGCGCCCACGGTCGGAACCGATACCCCGGTTTGGACCATCCCCATTCCCGCAGCCACAGGTTTTGCGCGCACGCTGCCGTTTGGCAAATGGTTCACCACCGGAATCGCGTATGCGATTACTAAACTCCAACCAGATAGCGACGCAACCGTCGTAGCGGCGGGGGATCTCACTGGCTCTATCGATTGGATCTAGATCATGTTCGTGAGATCGGATAGTGGCCTCTGGCTCAATCAAGGTGGTTGGCAGGGAGCTGGATGGAGCCGGGCGGTCGCGGTAGGTGGCGGAAACCCTGCCTCCGATTTCCTCGCCCGAACCTCCGGCCTAAGCGCCACCTACCAAACAGCCTATACCAATATGATCAATGGCCTCGTCAGCGACGGCGTTTGGTCCAAATTGGATGTTCTCTATGTCTTCGCCACCGCGGACACTATTACTGCGAAGCTAAATCTGATCCAGAACGCCTACAACGCCACAGCACCGAGCGGAGACCCCACCTTCACTGCGGGGGCGGGTTATCAGAATCCAACAACCAAATATCTGGACAGCGGCTTCAACGCCAGCACGGCAGCCGTTCCGAAGTACGTTCAAAATAGCGCCTGCATGTTCAATTGGAATGCTCTAATACTCGGTGATGATGGTGCAAACATCGGGCTCGTGAGTGGCGGAAATAACGATTTTGTCAATCGTAACACTTCAGGTCAACTTTCGATAAGAATAAATGCTACGGCTGCTATAACTATAGCGAACGTAGACGCAAGCGGACTGATTCTTACCAACCGGACAACCTCCTCGAATGTGGACGTCTATCAAAACTCGGCGGTTCTTTCGGCTGGAAATTCCAGCACCTCGGCCGCGGTGCAGAATTCCAATATGACATTCTTCACTGGTACTAGCTTCAACATTAACTCGCAGCTCAAATTCGGAGGGTGGGGATCGCAGCTAACCGCGACGGATGTCACAAACCTCTACACCCGGATGGTCGCATTCCTTGCTGCCACTACAATGAAATGGAACTCCGGGGATCGTATAACAACCTCGCTAACCAATAACGATCTGTCGGCGACAGATAACGCCGGCTCCTCTTCACCATTCACCCAAGTGAGGGCCACTAAGAGCATCTCCACTTCCAAAAAATATTATTTTGAGATCGTTATCAATACTGTTGTTGGCGGGCCAAGTCCTGGAACCCAATTTATCGGACTCTGCCCTAGCTCGCACACGCTCGGCGCGAGCCTGATCGCCAGTGCAGACGCCATTGGGTTACGTGATGATCAGCCCTCATGGTTGATAAACTTCGTGAATAAGGGCACTTCTGCGGGCCCCTTCGGCGTCGCGGGTACCGTGGTCGGTGTAGCTGTCGATGGTACTAACAAAACTTGTTGGAACACACTTGATGGCACGGCGTGGAATGGTAGTGGCACAAACAGCCCGGCGACGAACGTCGGGGGCGCCGATCTTTCCACTCTAACATTCCCCTTGTTCCCAACCTGGTCATCAGCGTCGTTCACTCAGAAGGTTACCGCGCGTTTCGATTCGGGCTTTACCCTCGCCACACCTGGCAGCGGGGCGTTGGCTGGATTCTCGGTATGGGGAAGCTAAATGGTCGATCTGGTTGCCAATTATGGTGGAGTCGGAGATGGCCAGTTCTATACCTCGGCGGTCTTAACGATCAGCGTGGGGACTAAGAACCTCCACTGCTCCACCCCGATCTGGGCGGCGGGAGATGTGGGAAAGAATATCCGCGTCGGGGGCGCAGGGCAGAGCACAGGTGGCGGTACGCCGGCCGCCCTCGTGCTTGTCAGCACCATCGATACATTTACCGATTCGCAAAACGTAATCCTTCACGACAACGCTATCTCGGCGCTCAGCGCCGCATCTAGCTATATATCATGGGGCACGGATAACTCAGGGGCGATAACGGCGTTTAATTCCGCGAACGCGGGAGCTTCAAACATCACCCTTACCGCGCCCGCGGGGAAGTTTTTCATCACACCTACAGGTGGTGGAGGTGTCACGCTAGGGGCCGGTGTTCGGAGCATGACGTTTGCCGGCGCGGGTGTGGGCTCAACGTATTTGATCGGAGCGGTTCAGTTCGGCGGTGGTGGAATTCAGCCGTTCGGAGACACCAGCGCGAGAGTGGCGACAGTCCAGATCGGAGCTTCGACCGCTACTTTGTTAAATGTTTCAGATGCTTCGCGGTTCTCTCCTCCTCAGTGGTGTGTTCTAGCCTCCGTCGATTTGCAAGGATCGGCCTCGTTTCCGCCTAATAATGTATTCTGGGATTATGTGCAGGTTACGGCGATCAATGGAGTGTCGGGATTGGTGACCTTCGACCGCGCGGTTGCCAATTTCCATAAATCGACCTATCCGCTATTCGATCCGGGTCTGGGTGTGAAGGCATCTCCGGGCTCCCCGCATAACTGCGCCGCGGGAGGGCCGGCCACCTTGTTTATTCTAAACCCCACCTGGGATATTCAGGCGACCTTCCAGGACTTCACCTTCGTCGGAGATCCAGGCCAAGGAACAAATTCTAATGGTAGAGTTATCAGATTCCTACGCTGCGCGGGACCAGATCAGGGGCCGGTGGTGTCCACTAATATGCAATGGTCAATAGACACAAGCAACTTCCCGGCCTATGGTGTTGAAGTCGACAAAATGATCGACAGCATGGTGGTTTCGAATAGCACTTTTTCTTCTATATTCATGCAGAGCGCCTCGCCTAGGAGCGGCATCTTTACCGGCAACACGATAGCCAACCTCTCCGGTGGCGGCGTCAATATCGTATCAAGTGGTAACACGTTCTCAAACATCGGTGTCGGAGTGGGCGGGTTTGGCGTATCGAACTCGTGGAGTTCGACCAGTGATAGCCTTGCCACTATAACGCCTGGGGGCGCGCTAATTCCCGACGTGACGATCTATGGGCTGCAAAATGGAATCATATCGTATCCTCTAGGCTCCGGGCCTGTGCGCTGGGCTGTTCCCGGTTGTCGGGTGTTCTTCACCGGCGGCAACCCTAATGAGGGTAATTCCTTCGTCGTTACAGACATCGGAACAGACGGCAACGCGGTTTATGCCTCGCTTACGATCGGCTCCGGGTCCGCCGTGTTAAGCTCAGCAATCGCCCTGTGGTCTCTGCAAGATGTCGGAAAGCCGATTAGAGTGAACGGTGCCGGGGCGTCAGCTGCACCTCTAGTAACAACCATCGCCGGATTCACAGACTCATCTCATATCACCTTAGGCGCCGCAGCAGCGACTGCGCTTGTAGCTTCCACCCAATACGTCGTGTGGGGGAGCAATCTAATCTACACGCGCGGGCCGTTGATAAATTCGTGGCCTAACCTTCTCAAAACGGGAGGTGGTCTACTCGGGCTACAAGGTGCCCCTGTAAACAGCGGAGTGACGTTTTCGAATTGCACCGGATGTCCTGACGCTATTGATCTATCTCAGGCGCCCGCGAACAGACCCCTTTATTCATACACCAAACGTACCTACAACGCTACGAGCTGGGGGACCGGCGTAGCAGGGGTGCAGCCGACACTCAACCTCTGGGGTGCATTCACTACGATCAATATCAATGTTACGAAGGCTTATACTGGTGCTCAATCGACTTGTATATTAACTGCTCTTGCGCGTGGTATTCAAGTGCAACTGATGGATGGATCGATGGTGACGTGGGATATCAAAATCAATATGAAGGTAGCCGGCCTGCGCACGGTCACGCCGGGGAATATTGTAGGACTTCAATCCGGAGATAGCATTCCAGGGAAGAATTATGCGTGGTTTCCCGGGACTCTAGCTCCATATCTAGAAACCGACATCAGCGGCGATGCCACTGCGACTTGGCCGACCGTTACGATTGAGGTGATTTCCGATCAAGGATTCTTCCCGCCGGTGGTTATGCCGCTTCGGACACTAATGCACGCTTAGAGGATCAGCGATGGTTACTAGAGCATTTGATCGGGTGACCGAGAACTTCCTCCTCCAGCGCCTAGAGGCGCGGGTGAAGTACTCAATGCAAAAGAGGCAAGATCGAATTAAAGCGTGGGAGTTAGCAGAAGACAAGGCGCTCGCCTATTTGCACGAGAGTGATGAGGATGCGATTCGGAGGTCCGCGCGGGAAATGAAGGGCACCACATCATATACGACCCTGCAAATCCCCTACACATACGCGACCCTGATGACCGCCCATACCTATATGACCAGTGTGTTCTTCTCCCGCTCCCCGGTGCACCAATTCGCGGGCCGCCACGGGGAGACCGAGCAGCAGGTTAGCGCGCTCGAGGCACTAGTGAGCTATCAGGTCGAAACTGGCTACCATCTTGTGCCGTACTACATTTGGCTCTACGATGCGGGGAAGTATGGTTGTGGCGTCTTGGGTAACTATTGGTCCGAAGAGAAGGTGCAATACTCCAGTGTTCAACAAATGCAAGTGCTGGGCCCTGACGGGGCGCCCGTGGCGGGGACGGAGAAGAAGGTACAGCAGACTTTTAGATCTGCTGGATATACTGGTACTCGCGTCTATAATGTTAGTCCTTTTGACTTCGGCCACGATCCTCATTATCCATTATATCGATTCCAGGAGGGAGAATACTGCTACGTCCGAAAGACCATTGGATGGAATGAGATAAAGAAGAGGCAATATGCCGGATATTATACCAAAGATGGTATCGCTCGTCTCCCAGCACGACCGCCACACACTGCGCAGGTTCAAGAGGGATCATCCGCGCTCCTCCGGCCGGATCGGGTGTATCAGCAAACTCTTGGTGCTGCTAACGATGACCTCAAGCACCCTACTAGTATTGATATATTTGAGGTCTACGTTGACCTGATCCAGAGTGAGTGGCAGGTGGGCAATAGCACCTTCCCGGAAAAGTGGGTGTTCACAATTTCAAGCGATTACGGCGTGCTTCTCGGAGCCGAACCCCTGGGTAACGCGCATGGAAAATTTCCCTTCAGTGTCATCGAAAGCGAGATCGAAGGCTATGGATTATACGGTCGAGGAATTCCTGAAGTTATTGATCCTATTCAACGAACAATGGATTGGCTCATCAACTCCCACTTCTACAACGTCCGAGCCAGCCTTAACAATCAATTCATCATTGACCCAAGTAAGATTGTTATCGATGACACCGAGGATGGAGGCCCTGGTTTTATCTACCGTCTCCGACCCGAAGCGTATGGCACAGATATTACGAAATTCTTCTATCAAATCCCAGTCACAGATATTACTCGTACTAATATGGCTGACCTCGAAGCTATGCAAACTATCGGGGAGCGAATTACTGGGATCAATGAGCAAATGTTTGGAGGAATTTCCAAATCCCGTACAACTGCAACTGAGGTTCGAACCTCCACCGGATTTGGGGTCAATCGGCTGAAGACGATTACGGAATACATCAGTGCGATGGGGATCTCGACGCTCGCGTCGAGAATCGTGCTGGATAGTCAGCAGTTTTATGAGGGAGAGAAGAAATTCAAGATAGTCGGTGATCTCGCCCAGATGGCCGGCCCCACGTTCATGCAAGTTGATCCGATGATGCTCAGCGGAGATTATGACTTCGTCCCAGTGGACGGCACCCTCCCCATTGACCGGATGGCAATGGCGACGCTGTGGCAAAATATCATGGGGCAGATGCGGAACTTCCCCCAATTGATGGCACAGTTCGACATAGGGAAGGTGTTCACCCATGTCGCTCAACTTGGTGGGATTAGGAATATAAATCAATTCAAGGTCCAGGTGGTCCCGGATGCAGTCTTGGGCCAGCAGTTGGCGGCGGGGAACGTAGTCCCGATCCGCACGGGCGGCGCGGGGAGTCCGGGGCCGTCCTTCAATTCCAATGTGGCCCAGATGCCCAGCACGGCGGGGGCTGATCTAGCCGGAGGGGAGAACCCAGAAAGTGGAGCAGCAGCCGAAATTGGAGCCGGAGCGGCCTCCCCGCGAACCTACCCGTGAGGAGCGCGCGGAGCTAAGGACCGCTCGCGTTGTTCGCGAGATGATGAACACCGAGGGTTGGCGGGTGTATTCGCAGATCCTTCTTGTCCATCTTCAGGGGAAAAGGAATGAGTTCGAGCAGCCCGCGGAGGCAGCGCTAGACGGGATTGCGCAGGTGCTGAGGTCAGAGAGCGCAAAAGGCGCCATTATGGGGTTGCGGTTAGCGTTATCAATTCCCGAGAGTATCCTCGCAAGTGATAAGATTTTGCGTGGGAGGCTTGGGTTAGCCATAGGAGAGGATGAAGAATGAACTGGCACCCTGTAATGCTTCTGGACGAGAACACCTCCACCCCAAGTGGAGGCACCGGCGGCGCTCCATCTGGGTCCCCTCCCGATGCAGGCGGCACGGCCGCCCCTGCCTCCACACCGCCCTCCCGCATTCCCGATTCCCCCAGCGAAGCTGAGGCCCCGCACGACACCTTCGAAGGGATGGAGAGTTCCGATTTTGATTTAGTCGAGCTTCCTAGTGAGGAGGCGCAGGTCGGCGAGACCGGCGCACCCCCCGCTAAGACCCCGCCTCCGGCCCCACCGGCGCAACCTGCCACCGCGGCTCCGACCGCGCCGCAGGCCGCGCAAGCGGAGCCGAAGGCACCTCCGGGGGACGCGCCCCAAGCTCCGCGGTCCCCGTTGGAACAGGCAATCGAAGGCTTTAGGACCAACCATGAGCAAATGGCAAATTGGGCCTCAACGAACCTTTTCGCATTGTCGCAGCAAGAGAGCGAACTTCTGGAAAACAATGCGGCGCAATTGATACCTGTGCTCATGGGCAAGGTATATAGTCAGGCGCTGCAAGCGACTACAAATTTGATCAAAAACTTCGTCCCCAACATGGTGAATGAAGGGGTCGCCACCACAACCGCCAGGTCTGCGAAAGCACAAGAGGCGCTGAGTGAGTTCTATTCAGCAAATCCTCACCTGAATGCGCAGCAGCACGGCGCAGCCGTGGATAAGTGGGCGCGCGCATTCCGCGCGGCGAACCCGAGCGCGTCTCGCGCTGATGCGATCAAGTTTGTGGGTAACGCGGTTAGTGCAGAATTGGGAATCACAGCGCAAGCCGGCGCCCCTTCGCGCCGGGCCGCACCTTTCGCTCCCGCTCGCCCCGGAACGAGGGTACAACAGACCGCCCCTCAAAATGATCCATATGAGGGGATGGATATGGAGTACGATCAGCAATAGGAGCTAGACCATGTCTGGCATCGCAGGCCTCCGCGGCACAGGCGATTGGGGAGTCGATGAGCGCCCCAAGAACTTCCGCGAACGCATCCTCTTTATCTCACCCAATGGCAACGCCCCCATTTTTGCCCTGACCAGCAAAGCTGGAAAATACTCGGTTAACGATCCCGAGTTCGCGTGGTGGGCAGAGTCGCAAAACCTTGTTCGTCTCGTGGTCAATGGCGCACTTGGCACCACTGATACGGTAGTCACGGTCGCGGGCGCCGATCCGGCGGCGACGACGATGTCCGCCCTTTATGGGGCGGCCACGAATCTGAAGCAGGGCGATATACTCCTTGTGGAGCCCACCGCTGACGCGCAGACATACACAAATGAGATGCTGATGGTGGACACAGTCATCAGTGACACGCAGGTCACAGTTCGGCGCGCGCAAGGTGGTTCTAGCGCGGCCTCAATCGCGAACGGAGCGGGCCTCACGCTAATTGGCTCGGCCTTTTCCGAAGGTACGTCCGCCCCAAGGGCGGTGGCACGGAATCCGGTGAAGTTCAAAAATTATATCCAGATCTTCAAGGATACCTATGAGCTAACTGGCACGGCGACCGAGACCTTCGCCCGTACCGGGAACGCGTGGAGCAATGACAAGAAGCGGAAGATGTTCGACCACGCCAAAGCGATTGAGATGAGCTTCCTCTTCAACGCGCTTCCGATCGAACTTACCGGCGATAATGGCAAACCGCTTCGGTTCTTTGGGGGGCTTCGGTCCTTCATTCCGACAGTGAATACCACTATCTTCACCCCTGGTGCAGGTGCTACGACGGCGCAGAATTTCTCGGACGCCCTTAGTCCAGCGTTTGCGTTCGACCTCGGCGGCGGGGATACCCGGATTGGGTTCTGTGGCAACAAGGCAAGAATTGAGCTTGGCAAGGTCGTTCAGGCGACTACGGGTATTAAGATCGAACTGGGCAATCCGGTGAAGCTATTCGGTATTGATTTCCAGGAATTCATCCTACCTATGGGCAGGTTGTTGCTGAAATCCCATCCTCTGTTGTCTCAGCATCCGCTGTATCAGCGTAGTCTCTACGTCCTTGATTTTTCGGCGATCAAGTATACCACGATGAAGGGGCGGCCGGACGCCAAGATCAAGGATGATGTCCAGCTCCCAGACGAAGATGTTCGTCGCGGGTATATTCAAACCGATTGCAGCCTGCTAGTCGATGGTGGCGGACTAAGTTGCGCCTACCTCGGCGGCATCACTGCGACTTAAAGGAGGCAGAGATGCAGGGCGAATTGATAGAATCTTCGGTCATCCGCAAAAGCAAGTGGGATGGTCCGTTCGCGATGACGAGCCAGAATTTGGCAATCGCGGGCGCGTATACGGTACCGGGAGGAGCGGGCGGCCAGTCCCCGCCCTATATGATCGTACTTAACCCCGGTGCGACCACCCAAGTTGTGACTATGTATCCTCCGAGCCCGGCGACCGTGATGTGGTGCCATGAGATTTGGAACTCCAGCGTCGGCGCGGGAGCGCTTACCCTTCACGGGGTCGCGGGCGCTACGATTGGGTCCGTAGCTCCGGGCAAGAGGGCAGAGGTGGTCTGGAATATCTACGCCAGCCCAGCAGAATGGGTGGCGTTCCTGAGCGCGTAAGCGCACTCCCTGGCCCGACCTCGGGCTTACTTGGGGACATTATCTCATCAATAATGTCCCCCTTTTCCATCGGGAGGTGTTAATGTCTAAGAACACAAGTCAACCCCCATATACTCCGGAGCAGGCCCGCGCCAGAGCGCGCGCGGGGCCGAAGACCAGTGGCACCCACAAGGCGGGGAGCAGCGCGCATAGCTATGCGGGAAATTCGAAAGCAGGCCGGAAAGGATTCAAGCCCGGAAAGCGTACCGGCGCAGGAGGGAGGAACTAATGGCATATGGATCGAAGAAGAAGGCGGGGGTCAAGCCGAGTAGTAAGCATAAACCGCAGAGGCAACCAAAGGAGCCCCCTCCGCCAACAGCGGGCGGACCGCCCGGAGGCCCAGGGGGCCTTGGGCCGAGTTCTGGAGGTCTTTCTGGGGGCCCGCCGCCAGAGTTACTTGCAGCACTTGGTGCGGCCGGGGGCGGAGCGGGAGAAGGTGGTCCGATGCCGACCCCGATGGGCGGCCCGCCGGGCTTGCCTCCAAAGCGGAAGAAGGGAGGATTCTAATGGCAAAGAAGCATCCAGGTTTTAAATCGGTTCAGGGATCTATCGCGAAGCGGGAAGGGATCAGCAAAGACCGCGCGGGCGCGATTCTGGCAGCGTCTAGCCGTGGCGCGAGTAAGAGTGCGAAGCGCAAGAACCCCCGCCTCAAAAAAGTGAAGGGGTAACCGATGCCCCCAGTCAGCCAGCAGCAGCGGAAAGCAATGTATGCCGCGAAGGAAGGGAAATCAACTCTAGGTATCCCTAAGAAGGTGGGAGCTGAGTTCATCTCGGCGGATAAGGGAGGCAAGTTGCCGAAGCGGAAAAAGGGTAAAGGCAAGAAGCGATGACCCTCGATCAGGCGATTGTGGAAGTGCAGCAAATCTGCGGTTGGCGGAGCGATAAGGCGACGCAAATCCAGAACGCGATCACCTATGCACAGGTGGAGAGGGAGAAGCCGAATCGCACCTATCCGTGGTTCCTTCGCAAGACAAATGATTCCGCAATCGTCACGATCAATGGTACGCAGCAATATCCGATACCTACGGATTATATCGAAGATACTGAGGAGATAGATGGAAACCTATACATCTATCTCCTTAGCAGCACACCGATCCCACCGAAGCCTCCAGGCTATACGCAATCGCGGACGGTGTTTTTGAAGAAGCAGAATTTCCAGCCCGCGCAGGTTCGCTACTATGGCGAATGGCCCTATACTATCTCCAATCCTCCGGGCGCGATCCTAGACACCGGATCATTTATCTCCGCAGGAGTGCCAAGGGATTACTACCTGGGCGATAGTTTTGTTCTCCTCTATCCCGTTCCTGATAATGTGTATTATATTAGCTGGCGCTATTGGGCGCAGGACACTCCGGTCGCCCTTGGGTCGGAGAACAAATGGCTCAAAAACGCCCCCTGGGTGCTAATTGGAGATGCGGCCACGAAGATCAGCGCGGACCTGGGCTACCAGCAGGGGATGCAGACTGGCGCTTCGCTGAGCCAGAGTGCGGCGGAGAACCTGTTCCGCGCCACCATTAATCGCAATGAGGCCGGCCGGAGGCGTAGTTTAGGAAGTAGACTATGAGCGTCGAAATAACCGCGGTGTATGTTGCTGACCTCCAGCCGGTTAATCCTCCCGCGACCGATCCAAGATCGCAAGGGGACGATCACCTTCGGCTAATTAAGCAGGTGTTGCAAAATACGTTCGGGGGCGCGAGTCGGCAATGGCAGGTGCCAGGGGCAAAAGCGATCTCCACAAATTACTCCGTAGCAAAGGCGGATGGAGAATCAATAATCTACGTCTCCACCGCGAGCGGGGCCGTTACCGCGACGCTACCGAATACCTTAGTCGCATTAGATGTGGGATGGAAGGTAAGGTTTATCAAAACTTCAAACGATGCGAATCCGATATTTATTGCTCCGTTTTCTGGCACGCTCAATTCCGGTGGAATTGCGGGATTGTCGAAAGCTAGAAGGTGCATTCCGGGGGTCAAGGTGGAGGCAATTTGGGACGGCGCCGCGTGGTTTGTGACCCGCGCGAATTCGCTCCCGATCGGGTGCTGTATTGAATTTCATGGTACCGCCCTCCCTGCGGGGTATGAGTGGCCGAACGGCCAAACCCTTAGCTCCGTGGCGAATTACCCGGAATATAATGTGGCCGCCGGAGGGCTCGGCACCCTGGACAAAAGGGGGCGGCTCGGTATTCCGTTGGATAATCTTGGAGGCGCAGCGGCGGGCCGCCTGGGCGGCGGGTTCATCACCGGAACGGCGGTGGGCAACGTAGGAGGTGTGGATGGAGCCTCGATCACCGTCGCGCAGCTTCCCGCCCACCAACACGGTGTGTTTCTTCATGAAGTGGCGCATAGTCACTCTTACAGCTTATCGACGGGGATATATACGGCTGCGGGAGGTGGCACTGCCAATGCTACGACTGAATCGTCAGTTAGCACTGGTAGTGCGTCAACTGGAATAACTGTCGGCTCGGTCAGTGGTGTAGCGAACGACAACAAGACTAATGATGGCTCAACACTTGGTTTAACTGGTAGCTCCCGCTCCAACCTCCAACCATCCATGATGGTAAGTCAGATCTTGGTAGTAGAGTAGAAAGGAAGTAAAGATGACCAAAGCATTGAGTGATATTCTTGGCCGCCTTAGCGGTGATATGCTTGCCCTACAAGGAATGGAGGGTAGGATTTCTCCTCCACCTCCGGGCCCCCCGGTGACGACGGAGCAAGAGGCATTGCCCCCGCCCCCTCCATTTAAGGGGAAGAAGGAAGACTACGACTATGTTAAGAAGCTTCTCGAAGAAATCGCTGGTCTTGCCAAAAGTGCAAGCGACGAGGTCGATAAGGAGCTGAAAGTTCCTCCGCTCCCGGAAGCGGAAAAAAATCAGGCGCCGGCGGCTCCTCCCGCCTCGTCGAAAAAGTAAGCCTAAACTGAAGCTGAGATCCAAACCCCAGAAGAGGAGAAAATAATGGCAGCTCTACCTGTAACACTTGTTGGCGTCGATCAGAATGGAAATGCGGTCGCGATTGTGGGATCGATCTCGATGACCGGGGTCGGCGTTGGCGGGGGGCCAGTGATGCCTCCCTGGTGGCCGGGGCATCCTGAACACCCGATCCCGCCGACGGTCTGGCCGACCCCGCCGACTGGCGGATCACCGTTGCCCCCGTGGTGGCCAGGCCACCCGGAGCATCCAATTCCTCCGGTGGTGTGGCCAACTCCTCCGATCCAGCCTCCTGGAGGTGGCACCCCGCCGCAGGGGCCGCAGATTGAATGGAAGGTGGCGTGGTCGCCCACGACCGGGTGGATCGTGGTCGGGATTCCGTCCGGCGAGCACCCGACACCGTCTGAGGGGTCAAGTGCCTAATGCCCGAGACCCAAATCGACATCAACGACGTAGCAAGCGTGGGAGTCATCCGTGACTCCCCGCCCCACGAGATCCCACCGGAGGCGTGGACGCTCGCCGAAAACGTCCGATTTGAGGATGATTCGGTCGTCCAGCTCCTTGGATACTCTCAGATTTTTGGTACTCCTGGAGTTGCACCTTATTACGCGCAGTATGTTAGCGCTCCCGGCCAGCCGTGGTGGCTCTACGCTGGGCTCAACAAAATCTACGCGTATAATAGCACCGTCTCGCATGTCGATATTACTCGGACCACGGACAGCGCAACGTATGATGCGAGCGGTGCGGCGCAGTGGCAAGGGACGAACATAGGTGGGATTCCAATCATTAATAATGGGCAGGATGTGCCTCAATTCTGGGGCGCGTTCTCTTCCACCACCCATATGGCGAACCTAACCAATTGGCCGCCCACACTGCGCTGCGCGGTGATCCGGGCCTTCGGCCCGGTGCTCATGGCGCTGAATCTGACCGACGCGGGCGTGCCGAAGCCATATGACGTCCGCTTTAGCCATCCCGCTGACCCCGGCTTGGTGCCGATTACCTGGGACATCACCGACCCCGCGCATAACGCGGGGCAGGTGTCGTTGTCAGATGTCGATTCCGGGCAGATTGTGGATGGCCTCTCTTTGCAGGGGAAATTCTATGTTTATAAAGAGAATAGCGTTTGGCGCTTCCGGAACATTGGTGGCCAATTTATCTTTGATGAAGATGCCTTCCTCGAAACAACGGGCCTGCTCTCTCCCCGGTGCGTAGCAGTGACCGGGGATGGGCAGCGCCACTTCTTCGTCGGCCAAGACAACATCTATACGCACGATGGAAATAGCGCTAAGCCCCTCCTCGACAAGCGCACTCGGCGGTATCTGTTCAATTCACTCGATGTCGCCAACTATGCGCAGAGCTTCGTTTTTATCAATCCCGTGCGGAGGGAGGGATGGTTCTGCTATCCTGGAAGCGGACAGCCCGCCCCGAATCGGGCGATGATCGTGAACTACGACACCCTCGCGGTGACGGAGTGCGATATCGACTTTGTGGCCGCCGCGATGGGCACCGTGCAGACCGTGGATTCGGAGACCTGGACTAGTGTTGGACCTACGAGTCCGTGGACCGACGACTCCGCGCCGTGGGACACGAGTAATCGGCGCAAAATCGTGCTATCCAAGCCAGCGGCGACCAAGTTTGAGCAGCTCGACCTCGGTACCACAAGGGATGGGACCGCGTTTACCGGGCTGGTTCAGAGGACATCTTTGGGCCTTGTGGGCCGTAATCGACGAACAGGAGAGTGGATTACGGACTTCGAGGTTCGGAAGATGTGCCACCGGATTTGGCCGAAGATGTCCGGCACCCCGGTTACTATAAGGCTGGGGGGTCAGGAAGTTCCTGGCGGTCCTGTCCGGTGGTCACTTCCGCAAACCTTTAACCCCGCAAGCGCGAAATATTGCGACATCACTGCCGAGGGCGCCGCGCTCTGCCTTGAGATCAGCGGCGCGAATGGATGGAAACTCGATGGCTACAAGTTGGATTTGGTGACCCTTGGTAGGTTCTGATGCCATACAAGGTCAAAAAGATAACCAGGGTGGATACCTCGTCCCTTGAGACCCTTGGGCAGAGTGTAGTTGATCTTTCCAAATATACTGAGGATGAATTTGGGATCGTCTCGCAACAGCTTCAAGTAACTGAGGCTGATCCGATCCTTTTCAACCCACCTCCAAAACCGCGCCGCGGGACATATGCCTATGCGGACGGCGCGCACTGGAATCCGGGCGCAGGGGAGGGGCCGTATTACTTCAATGGAACCGCGTGGATTCCGCTATTCCAGACCGCTAACACCGGAGCAGTGGTAGTCACGGTTAAGAAGCAGGTTTTCACCATCAATGGCACCTATACGCCATCGGCCGGGATGCTTTATTGCATTATTGAGTGCGTAGCAGGCGGAGGTGCAGGTGGAGGCTCTACGAGCAACACGGCCTACTACTTAGCTGCCGCAGGCGGCGGGGCGGGAGCTTATTCTCGGTTTGTTGCTACAGCCGCTGCTATCGGAGCATCCAAAGTGGTGGCGATAGGTCCGGGCGGAACGGCAGGCGCAGCTGGCTTTAATGCAGGTAATGGAGGCGGCGATACTAGCGTCGGCACGCTATGCGTGGCGAAGGGTGGCAGCGGTGGGCAACCCGTCTCGATTTCAGCTTCCGCGAGCGGTGCAGCTGGCGGGCTGGGGTCTGCGGGCACAGGTGATCTTAAGGCGGATGGTGCCAGAGGCGGCGGCGGACATTATCAACAATTGCCTAGCGCGCTTGGCCTTGTCGTTGCGAGCGCTGGGCAGGGAGCTAATTCGCTGTTTGGCCAAGGTGGACCTGCTGGTAGCGTGAATGCAACCAACAGCGCAGCGAACGGAAACGCCGGAGGCGGATTCGGTGCAGGTGGAGGGGGCGGAGTTACCAACCAGATTGTTGGAGGCAATGCAAGCGGGGGCATAGGTGCTCCCGGAGTCGTGTTTATTACGGAGTTCTGTTCTCAATGATCTTTCTTGCCACCATTTTGTTCGAGTTGGTCCTGCTGCATGGGGTGGATGGGAAAGAGATTTGGGTCAACCCGGAGTCGGTGACCTCGATGCACGGCCCCACGGGGCAGAAGCTACTTGCCGAAGGCGCGCACTGCGCGTTGAATCTGTGGGACGGCAAATTTATCTCGATTCGAGAGACTTGCAAAGAGGTTAGAGAGGTATTCGAAGGGGCAAGGAAGTGATTTTAGAAATTGAAGAAGAAGTTAGGCCACAGCAGAAATCGGTCTTTTTGATGAGTTCCGAACAGATCGATGACCATTGGCCGAATATCCAGCGCCTCATGGCGGAGTGCCCAGGGTATTATGATTTCTATACACCGGAGTGGACCTACAGCCGCGCGAAGAGCGGGGATCTCCAGCTCTGGGCCCTAAGCGATGGGGCGATCCGAGGGATTATCGTGACCCAGATTGTGGTCTTCCCGGTGCAGAAAGTGTTCGAGATCCTCGGTGCCGCAGGCATCGGCCTATTGGAGTATTTCGATGAAATGGAGAAGATGTTCGATTTCATCGCGGTTGACGCGGGATGTCAGACGATTATTACTCGGGTTCGACCGGGCTTGGAACGCCTTCTTACCAAACGCAAGCTGGCGCATAAGACCGCGGTGTTGATGAGCAGGCCGGTCGGGAAGCATAGGAGGCACTGATGGGTGGAGGGACGAGTAGCAACCAGACCACCACTACCCAGCAACTCACTCCTGAGCAGCAGGGGTTGGTTGGTCTGGCTTATCCGCAGTATCAGAACTTTGCGGCGAGCAATCCGAGCCTCCCCACGGGCGCGCAGGCGGTCGCGGGTTTCACCCCTGCGCAGCAGGCGGGGCAGAACGCAGTGCTCGGTGCCACGGGAGTTGGAGGTGCTCCGTCTCCGACGCAGACGCCAGCGGGGTACGGTCCGCAGACTGCGGCTGGCGGAGGGGTGCCTTCAACTCCATCGCCGGGCACTGGCGCTTGGGGAGCGGTGCCTGGCACCACGAATATGCAAGGCGGCCCCGGCCCGCCCAATATGGGGGGCGTCACTGGCACTGCAGCGGGCACGAACCAATATCTCAGTTCCGGGGCGTTCCTTGATCCGGGAAGTAACCCCTATGTGCAAAGTGCGGTCAACGCGGCGACCGCGCCGATATTCCAGGATCTGAGCCAGCGGACCCTCCCGCAACAGCAGGCGGCGGGCGCAGCGGGCTCTGGGGTTAATTTTGGAGGAAGTCGGGAAGGAGTGCAGGAGGGCCTTGACGTTCAGGGGGCCCAGCGCGCGGCGGGTCAGACGGGTGCGAATATTATGAACGCCGCGCTTCAATCTGGCCTCCAAGCAACCAATCAAGCGATCGGGCAGGCTCCGACCACTGCGACGAGCCTGGCAATTCCGGGTGCGACCGCGGAGGCGGTTGGGGGCCAGCAACAGACCCAACAACAGAACGTGCTAAATGCCAATAACCAAGCAGCTTGGTTCCAGCAGATGCTCCCGCTTCTCAAGGCGCAGATGCTAACTCAGGGGGCGCAAGGACTGCCGGGCGGCAGCACTACGGCAGTCGGACAGGGAACCCAAGACCCCGGATTGTTTGCTAATATTCTTGGCGCAGCAAGTGCTGGTGGCGGCCTACTCGGTGGAATAGGCAAGCTAGGAGGGAGCGGTGGGCTTGGCGCCCTCCTCCCTTTATTGGCTCTGTAGCGCCGGGCGGCCAGTCGATCGGCAACCCGACGCAACTCGGCGGATTGTATTAGGAGGCAGCAAATGGCAAACGGCGATGATTATAATCCTCTCGATCCCAATCCGCCGGGGACGATGACCGGCCTCGGGATCGGGCCTAATGATCCCCTCAATGATTGGGCCTCGAATACGAAGCCGGCCGATCTGCAAAGATTTGTGCACGATCCGGAGGGGGCGGTGCAGGGCCTGATCGATCAGGGGAAACCGCCTCCAGACCACCACTATGTTTCTGATCCCAATGGCAACCTCACGCCCGCGACCGCGGATCATGCCGCACTGATGGATGCTGCGAAGCAGAAGCTCACTGAGGCGCTAAATCAGCAGCGGGGCCAGCAGCCGGAGACGCCGCTCATAGCGCCTCCAACAGCTTCCGCGACACGGAGCGCGGCGCCTATACCCGACCCGAGTCAGGGGAATATCACGCGCCCGCTGGGGTTTTCAACCGAACCCCCGCCGAGACCGGAAGATACGGCGGGCACGCCGAGCCAGCGGAGGCCGATTCCTCCGACTCAGACGATACCGCCTTCCGGCCCGCT